AGTAAGATTGAGCAAGGAGTCATTATGATATGCACTCCAGATTTATACTTACAAGAATTTACATTCCAAGGTGCTGAGTTGCGTAAAGCCAAACATGAGTTTTTAGCTAGACTAAACAAATATTACAATATAATACACGAAGAGAAACACGGGGAGTCAGCCGATGTCGAACTGGATCAAGGGAGGTAAACACATGCGAGAACGCGTATACAAGGCTTTAGTCAAGCGATATGAGTCTGAGCAGGAAGATGCTCTACTTAAGATTGATTTGCTTCTGGTGAACGCTGGCAGCAACGCTGTCATGGTAGATCACACAGACATAACAGGCGAAATCGATAAACTATTGGCTAAATGTGCTAGTGCAGCCGAGAAAGTGGCAATATTAAGGCGCTATTATGGCACAAATTAGGCACAACGTTTTACATATAGTACTCACAGCCACAAAAAATATTTTTGAAAAAAAAACTCTACGAATAGTGTTAAAACGTATTTTGAACGATTATCGTTGGTATATATAGCTGAATGTACGACGTTTTACAAAAACGTAAAACGTCTAAAACGTCGTAATGTCAAATAAGTGAGCAATACCAAGGGGTATATGGGGTGCGCGGACCATTTTTGGTAAAAAAATAACTTTTTTTGTGGTTTCTAGCACTATATACAAGGGGATATGAATTTTATGAGAAGAAAAAAATCTAAATATAAACACCTGGTCATTAACAAGAAGAAATATTACTTCTACAAAATATCATGGCTTGACATCACGGGGGATGCGGGGCATGCTACGGCTGAGGAGTTCGATAGATTTGAATGTTCTAAGATGGTCTCTTTTGCATACGTCTACAAACGAACTAAGAAGTTCGTGTGGACTTTTGCTAGCTATGACTCGAAGGATGAGGCATATAGTGATCGGAACGTCTTCCCTACAGGGTGCATAACTGGAATGGATAAATTAGATGTGGAATCCAGATAAACTATTTATTATTGGGATGGCGGTGTTTTTTCTGTTGGCGATTTACTCTCTGACTTTGATTCCTCGCTAGATGTCGGATTGGACTCAGTATTTTTTAGTTCTTTTTGGTCTATCACTTTTTTGGTTTGTGATGGTTTTCGGGCCGATAATGGTTTCTCAGGGGTAACATTTAATAATGGTGCATAGTCGTCTAAAATTTGTTTCATTTTCAGCTCTAGCTGTTCTTCTGTCATATCTTCTAATTTCCCATGCTTTATTATTTTTCTGTCTATGTATAATCCTCCTGCCTTGCCTCGGTTGGTTTCAGCATTTACAGCAGCGGAAAAACTTGATTTCTTCAAAGCGGCTTCTCTTATGCGAGCAAGTTCAGCAACGTGAGTCTCATAACTAACTTCATGCTTTCTCACTCTCTCTTCTCTTAACTCACCTATATATTTTGCCACCAAAGGAAAGTTCCTTGGGTTCATTAACTTAGACCCTTCAAATCTTGCATTGTCTTTGCTATAGCCAGCTATGGTAGCTGCCTCTGTTTGAGTCACAGGTCCTTCTGGGCCTCCGAATACTATCAGTTCGGCAAACCTCATTTGCATTTCAGTTAATCTTTTTGGTACTCCCATACTTGACTTTTTAAGCCAACAATCCTATAAAGTCAATATGAAAGATGATCGAGGAGATTTAGATTTAACTAAGCAAATAGAAGTGCTGACTCAGAAAGTACACGACGCTGAGTTAGAGACTTCATTGGTTAAAGCTGTGGGTATGAACAGTCCTGAAATGAAAAAAGCTAAAGAAAGAATTGCAGAGTTGGAAGAAGGACTTGCTAATGCTCTTGCCGTCAATGAGTCACATACAAAAAATTAATAGGAAAACTACAAATGAAGTTGACAGAGTTGGAAGAATTTAATATTAAAGTCCGACAAGAAGTTACTGTTAAGGAACAGGAGATTCTTGAAATTCACGCCGACAATAAAAAGTTAGCACAACAAGTTGATGACTCAGTTGCAAGATTGAGAAAGAACGGAATAATTTAATGAAGGTCAGAGACCTACAAGAGTTTTTAGATAAGTTTACAGAAGGCGCACAGGGACTGCGAGGCAACGCGGTAAGTAATGCAGTCATCATGGTAGAGTTTAATGGACGACTCTATGAAATAAGAAGAATGGAAGTTCATGAACACGCAGAGACAGCAATAGTTGGGCTTGGCAAGAAGAGAACCACACATAGATTGGTTCTCAAAACGAACAGAGAATCTAAATTATTAATGCCAAACAAGCTCCAACATGACTACTGATGTTGGGCCAAAAATCTCATGGGTCCAGAGGCTAAACTTTATAAAAAACTTAAAGCAAAAACTTCACGAATTATCTGGACAAGGTTGGAAAATCTTAGTGGACTTGGTACTCCTGATCTATTGGGGTACAATCATTCTGGGCACTTTTTTACTGTTGAATTAAAAGTAACGCGAGCCAACAAACTCAAGTTCTCGCCGCATCAAATATCGTTTCATATTGCACATCCCAACAATACATTTATCATAGCCGAGGCCCTCGGTCCGAGGCTCGTGAAACTTTTCCGTGGTTCACGGATCAGGGAGCTTGAGGCTTGTGGCTTTAAGCTTGAGGCTTGCTGCTTGGGGCTTGACGCTTGCGTCTTGTACCTCGAACAGGTTGGTTCGAAAGCTTGACGCTTGAAGCTTGAGGCTTGGATCTGTACCCGTTGTCCCTGGCCCACTGCTCATGGATCTCGTGTATATCGATTTGTGTTTGAGTTCTAATGTTTACCATAAACTACTCTGGCTGTGTTCCTGTCCCAACATGCGCGGCAGCTGCCACACTTGCCACCCTGACTGGGAGCAGGACAGGTCGCATTGCCAGCTGTGGTGACCCCAGACGTGTAAGGCCAGCTCCTGACAGGTGTGACTTGGTCCACCATGTGATCACTGATTACAATCTTTAAATTTTTTGGAACGTACTTCTGGATCCATCAGGCGGGTATACTTAACCTCCCTGGTTGGCAGCCAGTGCATGGTCCCTGGTGTGTTATTACAGACTTCAAAAATTTTTTTAAGATGCTCGACGGATTGAAGGTCTCCAGCGTCGTGCCATCTGAACCACTTCTGGCGCTTCACCTGTACAGTCATGGCCTTCACCCAGCGCGGGTCCATCAAACTCGCTAGCCTGAAGTACTGGGCAGCCTTGATGGCTGGATATCTGGTATAGTTGCCCTTGAGCGCGTAGCAGCCTGAGCATACAGAGCCCTTCACGGCCCGCAGCTTCTTACCTACTTGGCATTCCCATGCAGGTAGACTATACGACAGGCCAGGCATCTTGCTCGTTCTGGTTAGTGATCCAGTTATTTTTTTTGCTTCTTTTACTTTCATATTTCTAATTGAGCTCTATCATTTGAATGTGTTCTTTTTAAGGCTTGGCGCTTGGTCCTTGGCTCGTGGCGCTTGGCCCCTGCAGTCAGGATGTGCTTGACGCTTGGCGCTTGCAGCTCTATTCTCGGGCCGAATCTCTTCCAGGATCTGGACATGATGTTCAGCTCTAATAGCAGCGTGGACCACTGGCCCACGCTACAGTTACTAACAGTTAAGGTAATTTTTTTCATTTTTTTGCTTGCAGCCTGAACAGAGTATTTGCCGCTTGCTTCGTGATCAGCCCTTTATTCCTCAGGGACCACAGGAAGCGCTCGCACTTCTTAACGTAAGCGCGACTCAAGTCGCGCTCATCGTGGATGAAATAGTTCATCAAGTCGTTGTGTTTAGATCTAATCAAGTAGCACCATGTATTGTTTGGGAAAGTACTTTGCGAACCAGTCAAGCCCCTTACGGTGCCTGTCCCAGTCCTGAAGTTGTTCGGATCCAATAATTACATCGTAAACAGCTGCGGCGTATGCTGGCACTGTGGCCTTCTCTCCGCCGAATTCTATTTTCAATGACTACGTCCTTCTCTCCATCCAGGTTATAATTTGCATCTGCGAATGGGACTTTTACTTTTTTTCCTTTTGTACATTATTTCTTTCATATTGTTTCCTTTCATATGTTTCATCCTACAGGTTGCTGGATCCATTGTCAAGCGCTTGTGGCTTGACGCTCGCGGTCCGCACCCCCACCCACTTTAGAATCATTCTAAAGTGGGCCAAGCACGCTGAGGCCCGACAGTAATTGTTTAAGGCTCGAGCAGGGCCTAATAGTAATTAACTATGTGCTTGACCCCAGATCCCGCTAACAGGTAGCTACTTTTTTGTTAGGCATCGCGCGACACCATCGGGATCAGGGCTCAAGTGGTCAAGCTACTGTCCCGGGGGTTCGTAGCTTGACCTAGCCTAATGACTTCGATTCACTCGTAAGTGAGGAGAGGTCACTTGACCCCAGATCCGATGGCGCCCGTACGAAGCTTATCTGGCACATACCATCGGATCTGGGCTCAAGTTTTATCAAACCAATATATTATAGCCAAACCAACAATTGCCATAATTGGCAAAAACCAAATACTATCCACAATCATCTTCATCCTCATCATGTGG